GTGGCTAAACCAAAGCCAACGGTCGATAGAAATCCCACTGAAAAAGAATTGCACAATGTAGATCGAGTAGAGGAAATGCTCTCTGGTGAACGACCCACTGAGCTGCCCAGCAATCTCGATATGGCACGAAACATAGCAGTTGAACATTGGAGATCACTCAAGCTGTTCCTCAGAGGGAAACGAGTATTGACGACCAAGGAAGAAGCACAGAAGCGTTGGGACACCTGCTTAGATTGCCCACTGCTGATGTATGATGAGACTAACCCGGATACCGGGAAGGTGGATGGAAGATGTCCTGAATGCGGATGTTTCATGAACGTGAAGGTTCATTATAAGTCAGCCAAATGTCCAATCCATAAATGGTAAATATAAAATAAATGTTTTGGAATTTTGGTTCATATATATATACAATGGTTATCGATTAAACGATAAATAATAAACACTAAACAATAAACACTAAACAATAAGGAGAATATCATGGATATTCAACAAATCAAAGATAGGTTAAATTCCCTCCAAAGGACTCAATCAACAGCAGACTCATTTTGGAAACCCCCAGCAGGAAAGACACAAATTCGGATCGTACCGTATAAGTTCAACAAGGACAACCCGTTCATTGAGCTGTATTTCCATTACAGTATGGGTGACAACAAAACCCATCTATCACCAGTATCATTTGGACGACCAGATCCAATCAACGAGTTTGCCGGCAAGTTAAAATCAACCGGTGAAAAGGATGAATGGATCCAAGGTAAACGCTTAGAGCCCAAGATGAGAACTTTCGCTCCAGTATTGGTTCGTGGTAAAGAACAGGAAGGTGTGAAATTTTGGGGCTTTGGCAAGACCGTCTATCAGGAACTTCTCAGTTTCATTGCAGACCCTGATTATGGTGATATCTCAGATTCCATGGCGGGTCGAGACATTGTAGTAGAACGTCAGACTCCAGCAGAAGCTGGTAATCAGTACGGGAAGACTACAATCAGAGTCAAGCCTAATCAGACCGGTATGGTAGAAGATGCAGACATGATGGAAAATCTTCTAAACAGTCAGACAGAGATCACCGATCTCTATACGGAACCATCTTATGATGAACTGAAAGAGGTTCTGTCTAATTATCTGACTCCGTCATCGACGGAAGACGATGCACAGGCCGTGGCTGCACCGACAGCAGCACCAGCTTCTTCAAAGACAGTTGCATCTGTTGATGATGCATTTGATGAACTCTTTGCGTCCTAAGTAACATGACTACAAAAGATGAGCTTGCAAGCGTCATTGCAGGTGAGCTCAATAAGCAGTTCAAGCACCAACAAGTTGCGTTCTTTTTAGACGAAGGTTCATCTCCAACTGATGTCACTGGATGGATCTCTACGGGTTCATCTATGCTTGATCTAGCGATCTCTAATAAGGCTTATGGTGGAATCGCTGTGGGGAAAATCACAGAGTTGAATGGGTTAGAAGGAAGCGGGAAATCCCTTATAGGTGCCCACATCCTGGCAAATACTCAGAAGCAAGGTGGTATAGCCGTATACATCGATACTGAATCAGCAGTCTCTACAGAGTTCTTGGAAGCGATCGGCATAGACGCGTCTAAGATGTTATATGTCCAACTCGAAACCGTTGAAGAGATCTTTGAGGCTATCGAGAACATAATAACAAAGATCAGAGAATCTGATCAGGATCGAATGGTTACCATCATGGTAGATAGTCTGGCAGCAGCGTCTACGAAGGTAGAGATGGAAGCAGATTTTGAGAAAGATGGATGGGCAACATCTAAAGCCATTATCATCTCAAAAGCTATGCGGAAGATCACTCAGATGGTTGCTCGACAGCAGGTAGCGTTGATTTTCACAAATCAACTCAGGCAGAAGTTGGGCGTCATGTTTGGAGATCCTTGGACGACCAGTGGTGGTAAAGCTCTTCCGTTTCACGCTTCTACTAGAATCCGACTAAAGAATGGTGGCCAGATAAAAGATACAAAGAACCATACTATAGGGATGAAGATCAAAGCTCAGATCATAAAAAATCGATTGGGACCCCCACTACGGACAGCTGAATTTCAGTTGTACTTCGATAGGGGTATTGATGATTTTGGAGGATGGTTATCTGTATTGAAAGAACATAAGTTGCTCAAACAGGCTGGTGCATGGTATACACTTGTGGATCACAACGGTAAAGAGATTAAATTCCAATCTAAAGAATGGAATGAAAAACTCGATAACGATGATGAACTCAGGAAATACATATACGAGTTAATATGCAGCAAAAGTGTTCTGAAGTATCAATCACAAACTCTTGGCATTGATGATGTCAAAGAAACAAGCGACGTAATAGATGACATCTGAGAAAATTGATAAGCGATATTTATCTATACTTTCTCAGATAGAAGAACAGCATGCTAAAAATGATGAGAGCTCATTTGACATTAACAGTCGAGTTCTCATCATTGATGGCTTAAATACGTTCATACGAGCTTTTAGCGCCAATCCATCTCTGAATGACGATGGTGTTCACATCGGAGGTATAATTGGTTTTCTGAAATCACTTAGATTTACGCTGAACAGGATAAAACCAACCAGATGCATCATAGTGTTTGATGGGATGAATGGCGCTAAAAGACGTCGTAAACTCTATCCGGAGTATAAGGGCAATCGAAAAGTAAAACGGGGGTTCAACCGTAATGTTGATTGGGGAACGGCTCCTCAAGATGAAGATCAATCGATGAAATTGCAACTTGGGCGACTGATCAGGTATCTCGAAGAACTTCCAGTCTCAATTGTTAGTATTGATTACACCGAAGCGGATGACATCATTGCATATATTTCCCAACAGTTATTAGTGGATAGCAGGATTATCATCATGAGCACAGATCAGGACTTCTATCAACTCATCAGCGATAGAGTCACTGTGTGGAGTCCAACCAAAAAGATAGAATATACAACTGAAAAGATTTTTCTTGAATTTGGGATCCAGTCCGAGAACTTTCTCACATATAGAGTCTTATCTGGAGATAAGTCGGATAACATTCCAGGTATTCAAGGTGCAGGACTCAAGACGATAAAAAAATATATTAAACCAATAACAGAAAATAGTTGTTTTAATGTGAAAGATTTGATAAATTTCTCACGTGACACAGACCTTAACTATAAATTGATAGAAAATATCAAGAATAATGAACTTACATTGAAGAGAAATTATCTACTCATGCAATTAGATAAGGTGGATATTAGTAATCACAATAAACGATATACTCAACAAGCACTCAAAAGGGAGATACCTAGATTGGTTAAATATAAATTTTCTACAATGTTTATGCAAGATAAGCTGTGGGGACAAATTCCTGATATGGACTCTTGGTTGATTGAATTTGTCCGGTTGGATAGATTTGGAGGCATTTATGGGGATTAGTAATCTGTCTCAGTTTGGACACTCGTTCCAGATTAAGAGCATTGTAGCTCTTATGACTAAACCCAAGTTTCTTGAGCAAGTGGTAGACATACTAGATGAGCAGTATTATGATGGGGATTCCGCTAAGTGGATAATCAAGCACTGTAAAGACTACTTCATCAAATACAATAAATCCATCACCATGGATGCTTTCAAAGTAACAGTGAGTGAAATTGAAAATGAAATACTGAAGACTTCTGTAGTTGAGACTCTCAAGGAAGTATTTCGAAGTTTTGAATCTGATGACCTGGAATTTGTTCAGGATAAAACGGTAGACTTCTTTAGGAATCAAGCACTCAAAACAGCAATTATGGAATCAGTTTCTGTGCTGGAACAGAATGGAGACTTTGAGGTAATTAAACAGCTCATAGATGAAGCCATGAAGGCTGGAATGGAGCGTGATATTGGACATAAGTATCTCACCATGATAGAAGCTCGCTATGAGGAAATGGCTCGAACCACAATTGAAACTCCATGGGAAGTCATTAATGAACTCATGCAGGGTGGACTAGGAGGAGGCGAGCTTGGCGTGGTCGTAGCACCAGCAGGAGTCGGAAAGAGTTGGATACTTGCAGCGATTGGAGCCGAATCTGTTAAGAGAGGTAAGACGGTTGTTCATTACTCTTTAGAACTGAATGAGGCGTATGTGGGTCTCAGATACGATAGTATTTTTACCGGAATAGCAAATCAGAATCTCAAGTATCATAAAGGAGATGTAGAGGAAAAACTTACCGACCTTCCAGGCAATCTTATTATAAAGTATTATCCAACCAAAACAGCAAGCGTGCACTCTTTATCATCTCACCTTCAAAGAACTAGAACCTTAGAAGGAGAAATTGATCTCGTAATTGTAGATTACGCGGATGTGATGAGAGATGCATCCGCAGCAAAAGAGATGAGACACGCTTTAGGAAATATCTATGAAGATCTCCGGGGATTAGCTGGAGAACTTCAAGTACCGATCTGGACAGCCAGTCAGGCAAACAGAAGTGCTCTTGATGAAGACATCATAGAGGCCCAGAAGGTCTCTGAGAGTTATATTAAGATCATGACAGCAGATTTCGTTATGTCTCTCTCCAGGAAGGTAGAAGATAAAATTGGTAATACTGGAAGATTCCATATCATTAAAAATCGCTTCGGACCAGATGGACTAACTTATCCAGCAAAAGTCAATACTAATAACGGACACGTTGATATTTATTACAGTGATTCGGTCGGTGGCAAGGAACAGCAGCGGAAAATAGACAATCGGGACAATCTCTCAAAACAGATCTTGGCCAACAAATACGAAGAGTTAATGAGCGACTAATCATAAGGATCCTAAATGGAAAAACAAAAATTTAAACTCACGGATAACTTCGTCAAGACCTACATGAGGAAAAAACCACCATTCGGGTTTAACGGATTGGGTGAACTGGTTTATATGAGGACTTATTCTCGTCTCAAAGCGGATGGAAAGAATGAACGTTGGTGGGAAACAGTCAGACGCGTCGTAGAGGGAACTTACTCTATGCAAAAGAATTGGATTGATTCACACCAATTGGGTTGGAATCCATGGCAAGCTCAACGATCCGCACAAGAGATGTACGATAGAATTTTTTATATGAAGTTTCTGCCACCCGGTCGAGGTCTTTGGGCTATGGGAACTCCCATCACTGAAGAAAAAGGTTTGTATGCCGCCCTAAACAATTGTGCTTTTGTATCAACAAAGACAATCAAGGATGATATGTCCAAACCATTCACGTTCTTAATGGACGCAAGTATGTTGGGTGTTGGAGTTGGATTTGATACTAAAGGTGCCGGAGCAATTATCATCAAGGGAGTCAATAAAAACAGAAATGAAGAAATATTTGAAATACCAGATACTCGTGAAGGCTGGGTTGAATCAGTTGAGTTATTATTAGAGAGCTATTTCCACGGAACAGCTCCAGTAGAATTCGATTATCATTTAATTAGGGGAGCCGGTGAACCAATCCATGGATTTGGTGGAGTTGCGAGTGGTCATGAACCACTAAAAGAAGTTCATGAAGAGATCAGAAATATATTAAAACAGAACGTAGGAGCTCCAATCACAGTAACCACAATCGTGGACATAATGAATCTCATCGGTAAATGCGTAGTAGCCGGTAATGTGAGGAGAACTGCTGAAATCGTATTTGGTGATCCACATGATGAAGAATATCTAAATTTAAAAAATTATAAAGCGAACCCACATCGGGAACAGTATGGATGGACTAGTAATAATAGCATCTTTGCTGAACTTGGTATGGATTACACGGATGTATGTGAGCGCATAGCAGATAATGGGGAGCCAGGATTGGCTTGGTTGGAAAATATGAGAAAATTCTCTCGTATGCAAAATGGTGGAGATGATAAAGACCACAGAGTTGCAGGTGGTAATCCCTGTCTGGAACAATCATTGGAGTCATATGAGTTATGCTGTCTAGTAGAGACATTTCCTTTCAACCACGACTCGTTAGATGACTATCAGAGAACGCTCAAGTATGCCTATCTGTACGCTAAGACGGTCACTCTTGGTAAGACCCATTGGCCCGAGACCAATAGAGTCATGCTAAGGAACCGCAGAATAGGTTGTTCAGTGAGTGGAGTAGCTCAGTTCATAACTAAACGTGGTTTGGATGAATTACGAATCTGGTTAGACACGGGATACAACACCATTCAGACTTGGGATAAAGATTACAGTGATTGGTTAGCTGTACCGAGATCAATCAAGACCACATCTGTGAAACCTAGTGGTACAGTGTCTCTCTTGGTGGGGGCCACTCCTGGGATGCACTATCCAGAATCAAGATTTTATGTTCGTAGAATGAGAATATCTAAACACAGTGAGTTATTAGGACCGTTACGAAAAGCTAATTATCATGTAGAACCAGCCTTTGGTTCAGAAGATTCAACGGTAGTGGTGGAAGTTCCAGTAGATGTCGGTGAGGGAATCAGGACTGTAGGAGACCTGTCCATATGGGAGCAATTCAGTTTAGCATCATTCTTACAAAGACATTGGGCAGACAATCAGGTCAGCTGCACTGCTACTTTCAATCCCGAAACGGAAGCGAATGAATTACCACATGTGTTAAATTATTTTCAATATCGACTCAAAGGTATCAGTTTGCTACCAAGACATGAATATGGTGCCTACAAACAAATGCCCTACGAGGCAATCGATGAAAAGACATATACCAAAATGTTATCCAAATTGAATAAACTATCCTTTGGAGCCGTCAAAGGAGAAGCGGCGGATGTGGATAAATTTTGTAATAACGATGTTTGTGAAATCATTCCGTACACTGGCGACAATGATGACCAGGAGTATACAAATTAA